ATGCTCCCGATGAAATTAATAATATGCTTACAGAGGAGCCAAAACCCGGTTGGGTGCATTGGTTCTTTTCTTTTGAACATAATATGGGAATTCCAAAGGAAAAGATAGAACAGATTATTCTTAGTGTTCCTAAAGGGACTAAACTCTGGAAGAATAAGATACAGGGTTTACGAGGCAGAGCAACCGGGTTAGTATTTGGTAATTTTAATCGTAAGAGGCATGTTAGATCTAAGGAATGGGCAAAGCAATTTGTTCAGAAGGATCGGCACCAGGAAGAATATTTTTCTATCTTTACGTCTGGATTGGATACATCATACTCACAGGAATCGCCGGATACGATCGCAATGTCATTCAGTGGTATTACTAATATAGGTAGGTATGTACTACTAGACGAAAAGGTATATAACAATGCAAGCCTTGAAATACCTATTGCCCCTTCGGATACGGTAGTTAATTACATAGACTTCCTAGAGCGTAACCGCAAGGAATGGGGATTTGCTAAGAACGTATTTATAGATTCAGCGGATCAGGCAACAATCACAGAGTTTGCAAAGCATAAGCGAGCCCATAATGATTGTCTTTATATATTCAATGGAGCATATAAGGCTGTTGAAATAATAGACCGCATCAACCTAGAGTTAGGCTGGCTCTCCTATGATGATGAGGCAGGCAAAAAACCAGTTTTCTATGTGGTTGATACCTGCACAAACTTTATTACAGAGCATGAGGTCTATAGCTGGAATGAGAAGAAAGATAATACCCCGGAGGATAAAAATGATCATATGGTTAACAGTACGCAATACGGTTGGATTCCCTACAGAGACAAGATAGGAGTGATTAAGAAATGAGTACATTAAACTTAGTAATAATTTGTTTTACTGTCTGCATTTGTACCTGCGCTATATGTAATACAATAGAAAAGATTAATAAGAGGTGAAGAAGGTGGGATGGTTAAGAAATATGTCTGACAAAATCAAAACAGGAATTAGGAGCTGGCTACGTATTGAGCCGGCGCAACAGAGTACATTCTTTATCCGTGAGATATTAGACTATGAATCAAACGCTATTAAAAATCGTATATGGTATCGCGGTGAATCCGAAGAGTTATCACAGCTTTATGCACAGATGCCTTGTTCTGGGACGAGATTCTGGAAAGCCATCCCCACACCAGGCATGGAAATTCGAAAGATACACACGGGTCTTCCTGGAATGATGGTCGAAATCCTTACATCAGTTGTAATTGCAGATATGAATGATATAGAGATCGATGAAAAGCGTAAAGATGAGTGGGAAAAGATAGCGGAAGATAATTGTTTTTCAGAACTGATTTCCGATGCAATTACAGAAGCCCTGTGTGTTGGTGATGGCGCTTTTAAAATTAGTTTTGATACGGTTCTTAGTAAGTATCCTGTAATTGAGTTTTATCCGGGGGATCGCATCGATATTAATATTGATCGTGGAAGAATAAAGGAAGTTGTATTTAAAACTGTTTATAACAAAGATTATAAGGAGTATATGCTACTTGAAACATATGGATATGGTTATATATCCTACTCTTTGCAGTATGACGGAAGAGAGGTGGATTTATCAGTTCTTCCGGAGACCGCTAATCTTGAACCTGTAACATGGCAGGATAATTTCTGCATGGCAATACCTTTTAAAATCTTTAAGTCAAGTAAATGGCATGGCAGAGGGCGCAGTATATTTGATGGTAAAACGGATAACTTCGATGCGCTTGATGAAGCATGGAGCCAGTGGATGGATGCGCTTCGCCGGAATAGAACTAAAGAGTATATCCCAGAAGATATGCTTCCGAGAAATCCGCTTACTGGTGAGGTATTGGCCCCGAACCCGTTTGATAACAGCTATATAAAAACAGACAGTCCTATGCAAGAAGGATTTCAAAAGAAAATTGAACTTATTCAGGGTGATATCCCACATGAAAGTTATCTGAGTACGTATATTACTGCATTAGATCTTTGCTTGCAGGGTATTATCTCACCTTCTACTCTTGGTATCGATGTTAAAAAGTTGGATAATGCGGAAGCGCAAAGAGAGAAAGAGAAAACAACATTATACACAAGAAATAAAATTGTTGAATCTCTGCAAAATACGGTTCCTAAGCTAATTAATTCCGTTATGAAAGCATGGGATACGTATAACAATAAGGCAATTGGAGATTTAGATATTGAGATACCATTTGGAGAGTATGCCAATCCTTCTTTTGAATCTCAGGTCGAGACAGTAGGCAAAGGTAAAACACAGGGAATTATGAGTATTGAGGCCTGTGTGGAAGAATTATATGGCGATTCCAAAGATGATGATTGGAAGACAGAAGAAGTTAAGCGTCTGAAATCAGAACAGGGAATCGCTGAAATCACAGAACCGGCAGTTAATATGAATGGGGTGAATGTAAATGCAGGTCAAAGTAATGAACCGCCTATACAAAATGGGCAGAAATGAATATGAAAAACTACTTAATGTGGCATCGGAACAGGTGCCACTTGGTATATATGCCATTGAAAAGACTGAATATGCCGAGTTAAAAAATGATAAATGCAACAGCATAACGCAGTTGAAGAATCTGACCAGGCAGTACAAAGCACAAGGGCTTAAAGTTCATTCGAACGGCAGGTGATATTTGTGAATGAATATGATATCGAAGAAGCTTTTGCCTCAATTGAAGAACAACTGATCAAGTCAATGATGCGTAATATGCAGCGCCATCGTATCGAGGAACTTACTGAAGGTAAAGAGTGGTCCATGTGGCAGACGGAGCAGCTAAAAGCCTTGGCAATGTATCGCACAGCTAACCAGAAGAAGTTTCAGAAACAATTTGCTTATATAAACAGATCTATCGAGGACGCAATCAACTCAGCCCGTAAGAATGGATATATGGATCAAGAGGTTGAGATACTTGAAGCTATTAAAAAAGGTTTTACCCCTTCTTCATTTGGAGGGATCCTTGACATGTCAGGAGAATTTTTTCGGATTAATAATCGTAAAATGGATGCTTTGATTAATGCGACTAAGGCTGATCTTCAGAAGGCTGAACATGCTATGCTCCGGATGTCGGAAGATAAATACCGACAAGTTATTTTCAATGCTCAAGCCTATGTCAATTCGGGAGCAGCCACGTATGAGCAAGCAGTTGATATGGCAACAAAGGATTATCTATCATCCGGTATAAATTGTGTTGAGTATACAAATGGTGCCAGAGTAAATATTGGATCATATGCAGCGATGGCACTTAGAACCGCAAATAAACGCGCCTATTTGACTGGAGAGGGAGAAAAACGAAAAGAGTGGGGAATTACCACTGTAATCATGAATAAGCGCGGTGCAGCCTGTTTAAAATGTCTTCCCTTTGTCGGAAAGATATTTATTGATGATGTATGGAGTGGAGGATCCTCTGCTGATGGTGATTATCCATTACTCAGTTCCGCAATAGCTAGAGGACTTTATCATCCCAACTGTAGGGATAGCCATACAACTTATTTTGAAGGTATAACTGAACCTCCATTAGTTACTCATGATCAGATAGAGAGGGCTAAGCAGGAGTACATAGATGAGCAGAAAGTGAATTATGCAAAGAAGCAGACTGAAAAGTTTGCAAGATTGGCAGATAATTCACTGGATGAAGATAATCAAAATAAATATAAATACAAGGAAAACGAATGGCGGTACAGGTCAAAGGAATATGAGTCGAGTAACAAAGGAATATTAAGGAATACAGTTATTAACCGTAATACAATAAACGGTTCTGTTTACACTAGAAAGATAGAGTCTCTTGGTGAATCCATAGACATAACAAGAAAGATATTAAATGAATCCAGGAATATTCTTTATCATCGTAGCGGTACTAAGTATGAGGACCTTGTATTTATTAATTCTAAATCTGGTGAAGTTCTAAGATCAGTTGATTACGAAAAGAATAGTGAGGCAAAGCCAACAAAGAAAATGTTCAAGATGCTTAAACGAACAGATAATGGAGAGATTATAGCTATTCATAATCACCCAAGTAGTATGCATCCAAGTCTTAATGATTTAGTTGTTGCTGAACAAAGAGGTTATAAGTATGGCTTGATTGCTTGCCACAATGGGGATGTTTATAAATACGAGATTGCAGCGGAAGTGAATAGGCCCATGGCAATATCGGCACTTGCAATGATGGAAGAAAAAGGGTATAATAATAATGTATTAGATATGTTTCGTGATGCTGGAGTTAAGTTGGAGGTGTTGTAATGAGTAAAGAGGTAATGTATGATGATATCTGCAAGAAGCTTGGGTTTATACCGAATGAATACAACCCTGCTCTCAAAGATACAGAATATGACGATGAAGAGAACCCTTTTAAAGTATTGTCAAGTGATGAGATAATGTTTTTGTACCAAAATGGGTATTTAAATAAAAAGTAATACCACCAATCAGTTAAATGATCAGGTGGTATTTTTATACTCAAAATCAGGCATCCGAGAGGGTGCTTTTTATATGTCCAAAATGCTTATGACATAAAAGTGCGCAGATGTGAGACACACTTAAAACTGTTATTTTGGGAGACACCCATAAAACTGAAAAGAGAGACACTCTTACAACTGAAAGGAGTTATATTATGAGAAATTCTATGTTTTTCCCTTTAAGGTTACAGTTCTTTTCTGATCCGGATACTGGTTCCAATGGACAGGGAAGTAATGGCGATGGACAACAGAATCAGCAGAGCCAACAGAGCCAACAGGCTACATCATTTGACTATGATAAGTTGGCCAGCATCATTAATGGAAAGCAGACAGTAACCGAGGACACTATCCTGAAGAACTACTTCAAACAGCAGGGCCTTAGTCAAGAAGAGGCAGCACAGGCCATACAAACATTTAAGACTGAAAAGGCGAAGAACCAACCGGACGTAACAGTAATACAGACTCAACTAGCACAGGCGCAAGCGTTAGCTGATAAAGCTGAGATCGAACGGTTAGCTACTGTCGAGGCCATTGGCCTTGGTATTGATGTTAAGACTCTTCCTTATGTACTCAAAATGGCTGATTTAAACAGCGTTAAAGGACAGGACGGAAAAGTAGATCAGGAATCGATTAAGAAAGCATTATCAAAGGTTCTTGAAGACATACCACAGTTGAAACCATCCAAGGAAAACTCAAATGGAGGTTTTCAAATTGGAGGAACAGGCGGGCAAGGTAATACAAATGCAAATGAAGACGCCCTAAGGGGAATCTTCGGTATAAAAAAATAAGAAAGATGAGGTAAAAAATTATGGTATTAGAATATGCTGATATTTTCAGTAACGTTTTAAGAGAGTTATACGGGCAGGCATTGACAAGTAATGCACTTTACGACACAAACACCGATCTACAGGTAATCAACGGTAAGCAGCTTAAGATTCCTAAGTTGTCTGTAAGCGGATACAAGGATCATACGAGAGGTACACTTGGATTTAACACCGGTACCTATTCCAATGATTATGAGATCAAGACTCTGGATCATGACAGAGACATTGAGTTCGTTATCGATCCGATGGATGTAGACGAGACAAATCTGGTCGTTACCATTGCAAATATCCAGAAGAGATTTGAGACCACTCAAGCAATTCCGGAAGCAGATTGCTATACCTTCTCTAAGGTGTACTCTGAAGCAAAAAGAGTCGGGGCAACTGTTAAGACTGACGCTATCACAACGGCAAATGTGCTCTCTGACTTTGATGTTAATCTCGAGGCAATGAGTGAAGCTGGTGTACCACTCGACAGAGTAGTTCTGTATTGTACCCCTGCGTATAAAAAATTACTTAAAAATGCAGAAGGCATCCAGAGAACACTTGAGGTTACTGCACCTGGTAGCATCGATCGTAGAGTAAGAAGCATGGATGATATCAACAAGATTGTTGAGGTCCCTTCTGCTAGACTCAAGACTCTCTTTGACTTCACCAATGGCTGCACACCTGCAGCAACAGCAAAACAGATTGATTATATCTTGATTGATCCAGAAGCTCAGGTATCTAGAAATAAGTATTCATACATCAAGGTGTTTACTCCTGGTACTGATTCCCGTACAGCAGATAACTACCTGTATCAGAACCGTAAATTCAATGGAACATTTGCAATCGATGAGCTTCTGAAAGATGGATGTATCATTCATACAGCGCAGTAAGGAGGTAACCTATTATGAAGGCTATAAAAGAAAATAAGGTCTATTCCATTACGGAAGAATCGAAAGCCTATTATCTATCCCAGGGATATAACATTACCGAGGATGATGGGACAATGATTGAGAGATCACCGAAATCAACTGTACCTTATGCAGATTATGCTAAGGTTGTTGCAGAACTGGAAAAACTGAAGGCCGAAAAAGGAGTTCAGGAGGATGAACTGTCTAATATGTCTGTTGATGATCTGAAAGCTTATGCTGAAACAAACAAAATTGATATCGGGCAGGCAACGTCACAGGATGGTATTCTGAAGAAAATCAGAGCTGCACTTAAAGCAAAGGAGTGATCCTATGGCATATCAGCCTTATGCTGAAAAGTCTTATTATCATGATGAATTCTCAGGAAACACTATTCCGGACGACTCAATTGATAAGGCTCTTAAAAAGGCAAGCAGACATATTGATGCCCTTACTTACAACCGAATTGTAGGCAAGGGTATTTCTAATCTTACCACTTTCCAGCAGGATATTATTAGGGAATGCAACTGTGAATTGGCGGACTTTGAGTATGAAAATGTGGATTATATCGAGTCCGTGTTGAAAAACTATGGGATTAACGGAGTGTCATTGTCACTCGAAGAAGGGTGGAATCTTACTATTCATAGCGGTGTTGCAATCAAAGCAGATATATACCAGAAGTTATGCCAGACCGGTCTGTGTGTTCGAAGATTGGGGGTATGTTAATGAAATATCCCTGTGTTGTGGATAAAAGGTTCTGTAAAACTCTTATCTGTGTAGAAATCACTCCTGAAGGAAGAGATAAGTACGGTGATTCTTTCGAAACAACTGTAATTGATACTAAATGCAACTATCAGGATACTGCAAAAACAGTTCTCACAGCGGAAAAAATCCTTGTTACGCTAAGCGGTATAGCTTTGTTTC